ACGAGTACGTTTAATCTGCCTGATCAGATCTTGCTGTGCAGTAGGCAGTGCCTTGAAGTCTTTGATCCAACCACTAGGCTTACCACAGTTGAACCCACCATCGTTGTCCTTAAGATCAACATACAAGGACTCACCCATAGTAGTCTTTACAAAACGATTAGGTACATTACCTGAACCTTTAATGAAACGCTTGTACATGAAGCGTTGTAAGAAGGTACGTAGTTTAATCTTTGGTGCATATACAGTGGCACTGTCTGGTACTTCTAACTTGAAGTGTCCACCTGACACCACTTCCATGTTTACTTTCTTACCCTTCAGTTCAGTCTCACCCATGATAGCTGAATGAGCAATGCGTAGTCTAGCTAAGTTACTAGATGATTTATTCTTACTACTAGCATCTGCTGTGATGCCCATTGCTTTAGCCATTTCGTCATAGTTGTTTGTATCTACAGTTGTTATCGACATGTGTTGTTCTCCTCACATAGTTTTTCAAAAGAGCATAGTTATACTACGCAACGTCCTTAATGTCAAGCCAATTATTACCTATTTTAGATTCTAATAGTAAAGGTACATTAATATCAACACCTAGATCTTGTTTAATATACATGTACAAATTAGTATTGCAATCATCAATAGCAGTTAAGACTTGATCTTCTTCTTCTGGATGTACATCAATGACAATACTATCGTGTACTGTATTGACAACGCAAGACTTATTACCTTTCAATAGTGTCTCTATCCATTGTAATGCTACAGGTACAATGTCTGCTGTAGCGAATGATTGCACAGGATAGTTCTTGATCTGTGTAAAGTAACTGATCCTACCTCGTGCATTTCTTTGTACATCAGGGAAAGAAAACTCCCTACCTGATGGTGTTGTAATCTTGCCTGTGTTAAGTGCTTCTTTGGCAAGAGTGTTGTGCCAATCGGCAATACCTTTGTACTTCTCTGTGAAGTGGGTGTAGTAGGCAGCTTCTGCTTTAGATCTGCCATATCCACTAGCCCCATACAGAGGAGCAAAGGTATGTGCCTTGGCATCTTGTCTTGATGTAGTCTGCCCAGCATCAGTAATAATCTTAGCTGTGTAGGCATGTACATCAAAACCTTCAGTGACTTCCTTGATAGCAATAGGATCTTGAGATAGGTACGCAGCTACCCGAAACTCTAGTTGTGCAAAGTCAGCTTCAAGTATCTTACCTCCATTGAATCTCGATACAAATACACGCTTGACAGGGAACGTACCTCCACGTGGCATGTTCTGCATGTTAGGCTCTTTACCACTAAGCCTACCAGTAGATGTCATGTGTTGGTTAAGTCTTACGTGTAGCATACCATCTGACTTTACATTGTTAGCTATACCACCAACGAATGAGGACAGATAAGTATCCAATGCAGATAGTCTTTGTACCTTCTCAAGAAACTCCAGTGCGTCAGTCAGTCCTTTACTTCGTGCTGAGTTTGCCAGTAGCTCTAGGTTCTTTCTGTTAGTAGAGAATCCATTAGCTGTAGCCCACTTAGCATTGGGAGCATTGAACTTTAGACCACCAATAGTACTAGTAGGAATAACATGATAGCCATTGCCACCACACGAGTTACACTTAGATTGTTTTGAATATGGTGTCCCATCCTTTTTCTCCTTTCTTAGTTTACCTGAACCATAACAATCAGCACACCGCTTGACATGTGACTTGAACACTACATCAGTTTCTTCCCTGATCAGTTGTTTGAAAGCAGTCTGCCCCATGTATGGGTCTATCTTATTAATCCATGTGGATTTATTCATAGGCTTACGGCTATATATCAGAGTTGATAGTTGCTCTGGACTACTTAAGTTTAATGGTACATCACCCATTAACTCTCTTACTTTACCTTCTAAGTATAATAGTACCTCCTTTCTCTCTTCTTCAAATGCAATACGTACACCTTCCAGTGCAGTCATATCTACTTTAAAACCCCTGTCATAAATCTTAGCTAGTGTAATAACCATCTGATTAGTTAGGTGTGCTACGTTGTGCATACCACTAGCCTCAGTACCAACAAGCTTGACACGTAGTTCATGTGCCAGTTGCTGTGTCGCATGTAGATCAGCACTTAGATACTCAGACAACTCAGCATGTGGTATGTCACGTACTGATACACCCTGCTTGAGATAAGCCTTGAGTGTGTCCTGTTTCTTAGTGTCCAACTCATAGCGTAGTGCACATGCTTCCAATGATAGAGGTTGCTTGACACCACGTAGTATCAGGTACTCCATCATCATAGTGTCAAACACAGGACCATCATAGCGAAAGCCTGACTCCCATAGCCATACTAAGTCATGGCCTATGTTATGTCCAATGAGTACTGTAGCCTCGTTCAACTTATTCTGTACAGTCGTATAGCCATGATGTGTAGGAGCTACCTCACTATGCTCAAACGTAACTATTGTTTCGTTACCCTGATCATCAAGCATACCTACCATTACAAGCTCATTCTCGTACTCGTAAGGATCTAGCTGTAGCTTACCTGCACGTTTGGTCACTGTGTTCTCTACATCAAGCGTTAGTTTCATCTTGCATCTTCTCCTTTGGTATCTCTATAAAGTTAAAGTTTGCACTGAAAGATCTACGTTCACCTTTAGTATAGAAAGGATATACACAATGGAATAAGTCACTAGGAAATACATAGAAGTCTCCTACCTGTGGCTTAACCATAAAGTTTGTAGCACTGTAGCTACCTGCACTACCATTAACAAATTGTATATGTCCATGAGAAGGATGATGATCTTTATAATCTTCTTCCCATTCTTTCTCTATACCATCAGGCAATTTAAGATAGCCAACACAGGACATACGACAGCTAGTGTGTAGGTGTATTGGGTTGTACTCAGTGTCAAACTGTCTGACTAACCAACCTGACACAAACTGTACGCTGTAATTAAACCTGTCTGTATTTAGTCTACTCTTACCATATGAGTTACGTACTGTAGCTATCTGATTATACTTACCTATAAACTCTTTTATTTCATCTACAAATAAATCTCTCATGGGGTCACTGAATTGTAACTCCTGTTTAACCTTACCTACTAAACTTGCAGAGTAATCATTTAATTCTTTTCCTTGTGTGTCATAGAAACCATTCATCGTTTTAACAAACTCAGGACTTAGTTTCTTGTACCCCATCACTGGGCCAAATGGAAAGAACACATGATCCTCTGCGTCCTTTGGTGGTGTAAACAAATTTACCATAGTGTTTCTCCTTATGCTGAAAACAATGCAGTCTTATAATCGAACTCGCAAGTTACCATACCATGCCAGCCTGTCAACTTATTTTTTGCAATGTTAATATGTCTTTGTGTATCTTCTTCAGTCTGATTCTCTGTTGGTGGATTCCTTGCTAGTAGTAGCATGAGATCAGCTTCAGCTGCCTTGCCTGTCTTGGAACCTTCCATCATAGATTGATTGAGTACGACTCTACCTTCAGCTTCAGCAGATAACTGTGACATGTAGAACACTGCACACTCCTGTTGCTTTGCTATCTGTCTAGCGTACATGACATTCTGTTTGAGTACCTCATGTATACTGACACCATTAGCTGTGGATGTAAACTTGTCACCCATATCTAACATGATAATGTCAGGCTTGTAGTACTTGCATACTGACTCCACCCATGACATGTCTTTCTCTGTACTGTCCTTGAACTTAAGATGCGTAGACTTAGCCTTGTATCTAGCTAGGTGTGTAGCTTTATCCTTACGTATGCCATCAGCATCTGTACCTACAGCACATGTTAGATACCTGTGGCCTACACGAGTAGGTGTTTCCTCATTGCAGAGTACAATAACTTTAGCACCCTGATCAGCAAAACCATTTGGACCCATAACCAAACTGGCATGGAAGCTAGTCTTACCTGTGTTAGACCTAGCACCTATCTCAATAAGCTGACCTGCATTCACACCGGGAACCTTACGTGCAAGGCTAGGTATGTTGAATGTCCACTTGCTTTGTAGGTCACCTTCTTCAAGTATCCTGTCCATGTTCATGTCTTCCCACTGTACCTGTAACTTAGGTATGAAGTCATCACCATGTATCTCAAGTAGATTACGTAGAGGCTGTAAACTTTTGAGTGACCCATTAACAAAGTCAAAACCTAAGTTAGCAACCTCTTCACCAATCACCTGCTGAAATAACTTAGACAGTACCTCTTGTGCTATGTCCTTACCCATAGGCTGTTGTGTTTTAATCTGACCAAACAAAGCAGTGTACTGTTGCTTCTGTGCTGTAGTCAGTGATGGATTGTCTGATAAAAAAAGTGCCTCAACTTCATCTGGTGAGACACTGCGATTGTAATCGTCCATTGCTTTATCTATTACACGTTTAACTTTCTGAATATCCTTGCTGAATAATTTCATAGGGCAACGTGATCCCCTGTGTTCCTCGTAGAATTGTTTCTCCATAAGGCTTCTTATAAGTGAAAGTTCCATAGCTCATCCTTTCATAGTTCATTAAGAGCGTCCATATCTTTCTTCTGTCTATACTTTATATCGTCCTGTAGACGTAGGACTTTTACATTGTCAACTACACTTCGTAACTCCTTTGCTATTGCTATTGTTTTCTTTGACGCATCAGGATCTAATGCAACTATTGCTGTAGAGAATTGTGTTAGGTATTGCCTCTGTTCGTTGGACATGGAAGTTCCCATTAAAGCTACCCCTGTATGTCGATCTCCTCCAACAACTGCTGCACTAACACAATCCTCTACAACTACAGCTACCTTACCACAACCATACACATAAGGCAACCCACTATTTCCATATCGTTTCCATTTAGGTATACGTTTACCCAATGCCCTGCCTGTAGCGTCAACTGTAATCCCATTGTGTATGACAGGAAACACAACACGATGTTCACGTATATCATACATCAGGCCATGCTTGGCTACATCAAGACCCCACTCACTTGCATACTCATAGACAGGAGCATCAGTAGGTACAGGCACTGGCACTACATACATAGGCATGTCAAAGCTGGTGTCCTTTACCCTTACTATTTTGTTTAGCTTATCCTGTATAGCAGTAGCAGACATGCTCACTCTGTTAGCACCACTGATACTACACCCAGCCTTGTAGCAGTTCCATAGTAGCTGTCCATTTAGATTGGACACAGTGAATGTTCTACGTCCTTTGCATTCAGGACAATCCATACGTACAGAACTACCATCAGTGATGTCTAAACCTGTGAGATATTCAAGCACTAGATTACACTACGATATACTATATCTTCAGATTTTATTGTGTCACCATCCTCGCGTCCTTCTTGTAGTTCAGATACACTATATATTTTACATTCTAGAACTTGATCATCATCATATAAACGATCTACTATTCTTTCAGCTTGTAACTTAGTTTTAAAACCATTGTGCAAGGCTAGGTACAAACATACATCTTCTGCAATGTACTCTAAACCTGCTGCTACATATCTCTCTTTCATACTATGCCCTCCTTTTTTCTAGTTTATAATAAAAATCTGCTACTTGGTATAGCTCCTTAAGTGTGGCTGAACTTTTCATGGTATTAGCTTTAAAAGAAACAACCACCACGTTATCTTTATGATAGCCTTTACTATTATCTATTCTATCTACAGACATACCCTTTTGTCTATCGGACCAGTCATGATACGTACCGAATGTGAACTTAGTTTCAAATACAGGACACTTTAAATCTTTAGGTATTAATTCTAGTAGTTCTTCAGGTGTTAATGTCACAGAGTCATGCCTACTTTTCATTGCACGTAGTTTTTTCATTAAAAATGGTATGCCTATATCAGAGTGCTTATTAATGTCTTGAATTGACTTTTGATATTTTTTATTATAGATGTCTCTTTTTGGCTTTCTCTTTAAATCATACCCTCTGTACTTTTCTTTATTATTTATATAGTACTGTCTCATATACTCTATTCTTTTATCTCTGTCTGCGTGTGGCATATCATTCCTCCTTAAACTGTTGTCGTGCAGTCAATGCACTGTTAGCACTAAGATAAGTATTCTTTATGTAAGGCTTCACCGACTGTGGATTAGCGTGACCTGTCACTGACATGATCTGTGGCAATGGCACACCTGCCTCTACCATTTCAGTTGTACCAGTTCTTCGTAGATCCATCAAGCGTAATTCATCTGGCAGTTGAGCCTGTCTCATAACTATTCTACCTATCTTAGACAATCGTTCCATTGAGAATGGTTTGTATTCACCACCTCTAGGTGAAGGCATAGGTGCTACATATTTCTGGAAGTCAAAGTCCTGTTGTTGTTCTGTAAGCATATCATGTAACGCATCTGATATGGGTAGCTGTACCTCTGCACCACGCTTGGACTGTAACAGTCTTAGTCTACGTGTATTGAAGTCAATACTGTCCCATGTCAGCATACGCATGTCACCTACTCGCTGACACCATTCATAGGCCATCTGCACTATCAGTCCTACATTACGATACACAAAGTCACCATAAGCTACGTCAAGAAACTGACGCACCTGATCCTGTGTCCATACTGTGTTACGTGCAGTAGGTGATAGCTTCCTTACTAGCGTGAATGGATTACTCTTAACATACTCCATGTCCTGACCATGCCTGTACACAATGCCAGCTACTGCTGCCACATGATTAGCTAGGTGTATGCCTCGTGTAACCCATTCTTCATACGCCATCCTTGCGTCCTTACCTGACACTACAGATGCAGTTGTTTCACCTAACGTGTCTGTCAATATCTTTAAGAACCTAGTGTAGTCTAACTTTGTTTGATCACGTAAGCGATTAAACTCAGATGACTGTAAATATAGCTTGACCAACTTCCTTAGTGGTATCGCTCTCATATCTACCTCCTAAAATATATAAATTCTAGCTATGCTACTCGTGAGTATGGCTAATGCAAAGGTATTAATAAATATCAATGCCCTATCATTCCATAACATACCTACCCACAACCAACCTGCAATACCAACTGCATGAAAGATCAAGTTGACAGGAAAGATATTGTTTGCAGTAAGTACCATACCAATCATAAGCAACAGACTTGCTACCCATTTTATGTACCAATCAAATGTGTACAGTGGTGTCTTAGTCACTGTTCTTGTTCCTTCATGGTCATCAAACATAATGTATATCCTTTATTATTTAAAGTTATTACTAATAGTATTCCATTCAACTGTCTTAGGTGTACGCTGGGCATGACGCACTACCTTCATAAGTGTGTCAACAGGTATGCTATGCATAGAGGCAACGAGTGATGCATGTTGTTCATTGTAGTTAGGATCGTAGTGTGCTGCCTTCCATACCATCTCAAATATACCATCACTATACATCTTATTGCCTACCATGCCAGCTTCTTTTTCTTGAGTGTACTACCATCACCATTGGCTAGTATCTCTCCTGTACTACCATTGTCCACACCACATAGCAAGGTAGGGTTCTGAGTACGTATGATACTGGCAGTCCACTCACCTGTCTTACTATTCAGATGTACTAGTGTGATGTGTCCTCGTGTAGATATACCTCTGAACACTAGCTCCTCACCATGTACACCCTCTAGGTATTTGATTGCCTTGTCTCTATCTCTACATGGGGCAGGGTTCTGGGCATAGGCAGTGAGAGGTAGCACTACCATTAGCACTACCATATATAGTATAGTCTTAAGTTGTTTAGTGAACATATTGTATCTCCTTTCAAAAGATAAATGCCATAACTAATCCAAGGATCATTGCTATAAGTTGCCAATCCACATCAACACCTGATCCAATCAGGCTCAGGCCTACCTGTCCACTGTAGTATGTGTGCCTTGTCCTTACGATAGTAGGCACGATACGCTTCAACATAGTCATCACACTTGAACTCATCTGGCATACATTGTGGTGGTGGTGTGTAGAATTTGTAATGATCGTGTTCATCCATAAATGTATCACGCATTTCTAATAGTACTGCTGTACTTTTATGATGCTTACCATACCTGTGTGTATACTCCTTACCTATGGCAAGTCCATGTGTCAAAGCCCAGTAGAAGTTGGGCATGTTCTCTCGTACCCATACAGTCATGGGATGATTCTTGTATGCAGATTTATATGTACTGATCAATGCTTCATCCCACTCATGTAGTGCAGTGCTACACATCTGAGCAGTTTCAAGTACCATCTTGACTACGTGCTTATCGCATAGTTGTTGCGCTGATTTGATTGGGCATTTGTCTATAAAGAATAAGTTCATGTTACATTTCCTTTTCTTGCCATTTCAATTTTAGTTGGTACATCTATTGATCCTATCTCACCACCTAGTCCTGCATACCCAGCTAGATCTGTCCAACTATCTATGTGACTAGGTGTCTTTACTAAACGTGCTATCTTAACCCATGACATACACAGCATGACATCCTCTCGTGTTACTTGCTTGTCTAGTATGACACTCCATCCTCTAGCTATGTCATTGAAGTTATCAAAGGCACTGCCATACTCCTTGTCTCTATCTCCTGTGACTAAGGCTTTAGCATTGTCTAGTATAGTGTCTCTACCTATCATGTCATATCTCCTATCTATAAAATATGTGATCTTCTATTGTTGTAATGTACTCTCTATTCCATGCTGGGTCAACAGTTACTGAATGGTAGAACGTAGCACCATCAACTACATTAAGTGACAAACCATATGAGTAGTATACTTCCTCTGCCACAGCTACAGCTTTAGCCCATGCCCTTTGGTCAGTTGGTACGTCAGGTTTCCCATCACAATACCAACTGAACTGGCACTTGTTTTTAACAGGGTAGCTTTGCTTCCAGCTATAGGTTGGGCCTTCACGTATGACCTCACACACTGTGTTAGGCCATGCAGGATGGTGAACCCTGTTCAGTACGACATAGGCCACAGCCATCTGCCCCACTGTAGGTTGATCACGTGCCTCAAAGTAAATGTTCTGTGCGAGACACGCCATTGTCACACCTAGTGACGCTATTGTTGATGCAAGCATGGTGATACTTTACCTTTCTTGTGATTAAAGAATACATAACTAGGCTCACCCTGTAGGTTCACTCTACGTTGGAACTGGACAGGGCAGTTGGCTAACCATTCAAAGAACTCTGCCTCTGTCTTTAGATCCCATTGCTGTGTCATGTCAGGCAGCCATCTCTAAAAATGATGGGTGTTCTACCCACTTGGCTACCTCTAGGTTGCGGTTAAACTGACGCTGTACCTGAGTGTCATTGTTGGTCTTACGAAACTCAAACCTGTCACTGTGAGTAGCGTACTGTGTCATAGCTGAGTACACAGCCCACATGTTACAACCACGTGTATTTAATTCCTCTAGTACAGAGTGAAACATCTTATCTGCCTTACGTTTAGGCATCATGGAATCTAGCATAGGCTCTATTGCACTAAGGCATACTTCCTTCTCAGCTAAACTCTGACACCATGCGTTGTGCTCACTGTATCCAGTAATCATACCTCCTGCCTTATCAACAAAGGTAGACAGGTCAAAGTTCTTTGTGTTTCTTTTCTTCAACACAGAGTAATCACCTGTCACCATGCCATTCGTACAGAAGAAATCTATCAGCCCACCTACAAAGTTGTTAGACGTACTACCATTGACACTATGCCAGTAGTTCAGCTGCATAGCTGTCTCTGTCTTATGCTTCTTAGTTTCAACCACACCTTTGAGATCAGGGAAGGTGACAGTCTCCAATGCCCATGCCCCATTACCTGCTGTCCTAGTCTTGATGTCATATTTCTCTGGTTGCAGTGTGTCCATCCATTGCTCACGCATCTTACCAAAGTAATCTGGATGTGACGTACCAGCATAGGTACTGTTGACCATACCAATACATTCATCTGTGTCAGTACGAATAACATACTTGTGTTTGTCTGATCGCTCCGTAGTTACATAGTCTACGTCAAACTCTGCATGTCCATATGTGTTCATCATGTTACTGTCCAATCTGTTGTGTTTGTTGTTTCGCTTTACGTAACTTACGCCTATCACGTTTCCAATCGTCACGCTTAGGTTTCGGTACTGTTAATTTTGTTATACGCATCTTCTGATATTGTGACTGAGACTGCATCCTCTCGTCCTTTCTTTCTGTTGTATGAACCTTTACCCTTCTTACTGGGTATGACCTGAGTACGAGGGCGATTACGAGCTACTGCCTTTGCTACTGGGTTTACTCTATGTATCTTCATAATCACTATCCCTATACTCAGATCACTTAATTGGTGGGTCAGACCCACTTACTTAGGTTGCACTGTGTAGTCACGTGCAGTTGTTGACACTATCCCTGCCATATTCCAGAACACAGTAGGTTTCAGGGACACATACAAAGAGAACCTACCAAACTGATAAGACCTGAACTTGTTTAGCTTCTTACCAAACTCCCAACGATTCTGCTGTACTCTCTTTCTAGCAATGAAGTCACGATTAAAGATACGTCCACGTAAAACTGTTGATGTAATAGTCATTGTTCTATTCTCCTTTGAAGTTTGTAAATGTTGTAGTGTCTTCTTCAACCTGCTTGGCTAGTATCTGCTCACCAAACTCAACCACCGACATTGAGAAAGGTTCGGTGAACCTACTGTGCAAGTCCACCAAGATGTGATGGGGTAGCTTGTTAAGTCTCTCAAGTATTTGAGTATCATTCTGGTAGTAAGGCATTGTATATATCTCCTATTGAAAGAATATTAATAACATAATTAGTATAACTAGGATTACAGGTAATGCATCCATGTGTCAAGTCTCAATGTCAATGTGTTTGCCAAGTCCCTCCTTCGATGGTTGTACAGTGTCTTTATTTGTTAGTGGTACTGGTGCTCCTGTCTCTGGTTTATGTCCATGACTGATCTTGTCCTTATGTTTAAGCACATTACTGATAGTGTCATATGCTAGTGAACTATTACCTAAGTGATTAATACTCATGCTATGTCATCCTTTTCATAATAGGCAATTAGATCAAAGGTAAATCCATCAAGGTCTTCATCGTCATTATCTGTATCAATACCCTCATCCATTAAAACACCATGTATAATATCAGCAATTATATCTACATCCTTACCCCTTAGCTTTTCACCAATATTAACCCTATGAACGATTACCTCACCAATAGTCATGCTGCGTCCTCCACACTACCTATTTGCATTATAATAATCCTTTCAGTATATGGGCTATCCCA